CAAGAAAAGCATCATCTTATCTTACACAGTTTATTCTTTCAAAAGATACAACGGGATTTGAAACGGAAGTTTCAGATTGTATTTGTGCCCTTAGTGATGAATTTATTAAGATGAGTGAAACCGGGAACATTTCTTCAGTTAATAATGACGGCTTGTCTGTTTCTTTTAACAATCAAGATAAAACCGCTTTTTCACAAAATCTTGAAGAAATCGTAAATATGTATTTAGCAAGCACAGGGCTTTTATACAGGGGGTTAAATTAAATGTTTTCTAATACTGTAACGGTTTATTCTACAAAAGACTGTGGACTAAACTATGAAAAAAAGGTGTATAACAACGTTAGCATATATAAAAAAGACGGAATTGAAACATCAGGCGGAGGCGAAGAAAAAAGAAACGAATATATTATCAGGATTTTAACATCTGAAGAAATATTTGTTTGTGAAAGTGATTTAATTGTAATTGGGGAAACAGCCGACATTCGCCCTGATTTTTCAAAATGTCTTAAAATATGTGAAGTAAGCGACAACCGAAGAGGTATTAAAAATTTGTGGCACTACAAATTAAGGTGTAAATAATGGAATTTAAAATTACAAAGTCTTTTGGCAGGATACTTAAAGAAAAAGGAATAGACGAAAACGGTCGTGTTCAGAAGTTTATCGACAGTGAAGTAATAAGGCGGTGTAAACCGCTTGTTCCTTTTAGAAGCGGTATACTTGAAAGCAGTGCTGACAAAAGTGATATCGGAAGCGGACTTGTTGTTTGGGAAACACCGTATGCAAAAAAACAGTATAAAGAGAATAAAGGGCAAGGCCTCAGAGGAAAACTATGGTTTGAAAGAATGAAAGCAAGTCAGAAGGATGATATTGTAAGAGGCGCAAGAAAATATGTCGAGTGGTGAGTTAAAATGATTTATGATGCAGTTTGTGAATTTATAAAGTTATGTCCTTTTCTTGAAGATGGCGGTGTAAATATTAACTTTCTTGGCTCAAAACCTACAAGTTACACAATTGAACCTATGCCAAACACACCGGTAATAAGAAGATATGTTGATGGTGCAGAGCTTAGACAATATGACTTTGTGTTTGCATCAAGAGAGTATTTTGGCCAGGATATAATAAATAACGGAAAAATAACAGCATTTTATGAAAAATTACAGGACTGGATTGAAAAACAAAGCAGTAGCGGATTTCTTCCCGTCTTGGAAGGCAAAAAACAAGCACAGGCAATTGAGGTTGTTGCCGGAGGTTATTTATATGACCAAACGGAAACAACAGCAAGATATCAAATACAATGTAAACTAATTTATTTAAAACAGGAGGCATAAAGAATTATGTTAGTAAAAAGAAGTGATAAAGTAACATTTTTTGGAGTGAAAAACGGAGAAACTATTGTTTTTAAACGTATGACAGGTTTTACCGAACTTAACACAAGTAAAAATCCAAAAGAATATAATCGTCAGTATGTAGACGAAGAATTTGAACAGAGCGATATTGTCGGATATTCGCCGTCTATGTCATTTGCGTTTGATAAATACTCAGACAATGACATTCACAAAGATTTGGCATCAATATCTGATAACGAACTTTGCGGCGATGCAGCTGTAAGAAGTCTTATTATTGTTGACCTTACAGACGGCAGTGATGAAAACGGATATAAAGCCGTTAAAAGAGATTTTTCTGTTATATGCGACAGCGAAGGTAATTCAATGGATGCATATACATATTCAGGAAACTTTAAAGTAAAAGGCGAAAAAGTTTTTGGTGTTGCTAAATCAGAAGATGATTGGCAGACAATTACATTCACAGAAATCGAAGAATAAAAAAGGGGATTTAATCCCCTTTTTAAACTATTTTAAGGAGTGTTTTAAATGGCTTTTAAGTTTGAAAAAAATACAATAATTTTAGAATTTGAAAATAATTTAAAATTTGAAGTTGATGCTCAAAAAACTGGAGATATAATTTCAAAATACACAAAGATTTTTGAAGATATCAGAACTGACACTACAGAAAATAAAACAAACGAAGATGTTTGTAATAAAGTTGTATGTGCTATTGATGAAATTCTTGGCGAAGGAAGTACAAAAAAGATTTTCGGCGAAAGAACAATAAAATTGTGGGATTTGGTTGACGTTTGGACTTACATTTGTAATGAACAGGCATTTTTCCACGAAAGAAAACGCAATAAAATATACCAAAACCGACAGCAAAGAAGACATAATAAAAAATGAATATACTAACAAAACAATTACCGGACTTTGTTGAACTTGATGGCAAGGAATACAAAGTACATACTGATTTTAGAAACTGGATTGATATTTCAATAATGCTTATTGATAAAAAAGATGAACTTGACAAGAATATTGCTAAAATAATTAAAAAAGCATATATCGAATGTCCTCCAAATATTTCTCTTGCATTAAAAGGAATCTTGAAATTTTTTAATGCTGAAGAAGATAAACAAGCATCAACAAAAGAGAGTGCATACAAAAAGCGTACTTTTTCTTTTGAATACGATGCAACGTATATACTTTCTGCGTTCAGAGAGCAATACAATATTGATTTGCTTAAAGAAAATATGCACTGGTTCGAGTTTTTAGCATATTTTAAATCACTTAATGAAGATGTTCAACTAATGAAAATTATACAATATCGTTCAGTTGATTTATCGCAAATTAAGGATAAAACGCAAAAAGCACATTTAAGAAAAATGAAGAATATTTATTTTCTCCCGGACAACAGAACCGAGGAGGAAAAAGAGGCAGAAATGATGTCTGCTTTAGAAAATTTCTTTTAGTGGGTGGTTAAAATTGAAAAAATAAAATGTCCTTATTGTAATAAATACATGTCAACCGTTATGCTAAGCAAAGATGCAAAGTGTAACGGTGTTTTTATTAAATGCAAAAATAAAGATTGTAAAAAAGTATTTGAAATTAAAAAATAATAATCTGTTTTGTGTGCCGATGTGCCGATAGATTTCACATAAAGGGGTGGATGAATTGGCACAAGCTGATGGATATTTAAAAATTGATACAAAATTAAATAATGATGAATTTCAATCGGGCTTAGATAAACTTAAAAGTGCTGGAAAAAAAGTGGCTCTTGCTATAGGTACTGCGATAGGTGCTGCACTATTTAAAGGGATGGATTTTGAAAGCGGTATGAGTAAAGTTCAGGCCATTTCCGGTGCAACAGGCGAAGCCCTTGATATGCTTACTGAAAAAGCAAAAGAAATGGGTGCTAAAACAGTCTTCAGTGCCACTGAAAGTGCGGAAGCATTTCAATATATGGCAATGGCAGGTTGGAAAACTGAAGAAATGCTAAGCGGTATCGAAGGGGTTATGAACCTTGCGGCAGCTTCAGGAGAAAATTTAGGGCTTGTTTCTGATATCGTTACAGATGCATTAACTGCATTTGGTCTTAAAGCATCAGATTCGGCACACTTTGCAGATGTACTTGCGGCAGCTTCATCCAACTCAAACACTAATGTCGCAATGATGGGCGATACGTTTAAATATGTTGCACCTATTGCCGGTGCTTTGGGATATACAATTGAAGATACTGCTTTGGCAATTGGTCTTATGGCAAATGCCGGGATAAAATCAAGTCAGGCAGGTACATCGCTTCGTGCAATGCTTTCAAGACTTTCTAAACCTACAAAAGAGGTACAAACTGCACTTAATGCGCTTGGCATTAGTTTAACTGATGCTTCAGGAAATATTAAACCGTTAAATATTTTAATGCAGGATTTGAGAAATGCATTTAATAAACTTGATAAAGCTCAAAAACCTACATATGCGGCAATGATTGCAGGCCAGGAAGCTATGAGTGGACTTCTTGCGATAGTCAATGCAAGTAGTACAGATTTTGATAAACTTACATCTTCGATTTCTAAAGCAGACGGCACCGCCGAGCATATGGCAGAAACAATGACAGATAATTTGAAAGGTCAACTTACTATATTATCTTCGGCTGCAGAAGGTCTTGCGCTTTCTTTTTATGATGGAATAGACGAACCATTAAAAAAAGCAGTAAAATCGGGAACAAAAAGTATAGAAGAATTAACTGAATCAATGGAATCAGGGAAATTAAAAACTGCAATGGAAGGTGTTGGCGATTTACTTGCAAATTTGGTTGATTTACTTATTGATATTTCTACGAACGTTATTCCTGTTGTAATTTCCGCTTTAGGATTTTTAGGAAAAAATACAGCTTTAGTTGAATTAGCACTATATTCTTTAATTGCTGTAAAAGTAGGTGTTTGGGCAACAAAAGCTTCGTTAGCATTGAAGGAATTGGGAAATACTATGAAAGGTATGGAAAATATAGCTTTTCTTAGTAAATTATTCACACCCGCAGGTGGCGCAGTTGCAGTTGCTACAATAACAGCCGTTACAGCAAAAGTAATTGAAAACAACAGTAAATCCATAAAAGAATCCCAAAAAATGATGGAGCCGATAGAAGCTATTGGAACAGAACTTGACAAACTTAAAGAAAAACGAAAAGAACTTGATGAAGTTACAAAAGAAAATATAAGTGTCAATATGGAAGAAGCCAATAAAATTGAAAGTTTATATAATCAATTGGATCTTCTCGTGGATGCAAACGGAAGAGTATCTGAAACAAATAAGCAAAGAGCAGAATTTATTTTAGGGGAATTAAATAATGCGCTTGGTACAGAATATAAACTTACCGGGGACATAATAAAAAATTATGATGACTTATCAAAATCAATTACTGAAACCATAATAAACAAACGTCTATTGGCTGCAATTGAAGGTGCAGAAGAAAAACAAATAGAAAATGAAAAGCAATATGTGGAATATGTCAAGCAAAGAAATGAAATTGAAAAACAAATTGCTGAAAATAATCAAAAGATAAACGAACTCTCCGGCGAAGGTGGAAAAGCTGCAGCAGAACGAATGTATTTAGTTGAAGCAAATGAAAATCTTAAGGCAAGTTATGAAGAAACTGGAGTTGCTATATCGGAAATTGAAAGTGAAATGGCTGCATATGGAAAACTTTATGCAGCACAATTCTCAGAAGATATAAATGTAAAAGAACAAGCATTAGCAGAATTTACTATTGCTCAACAAGAAGGATTTAAAACATCAATAAAAAGTCAGGATGATTGGCTTAATGAATATAAAAATAATTTAGCTTTATTAAATCGTATAACTCTTGAAGATGGTTCCGTTAAAGAGGGCTACGAAACAGTATTTTCTCAAGCTAAGATAGGACTGGAAAATTCTATACAAGAACTTGTTAAATCGGGAATGAGTATAGAAAATTTGGATAGAATTGCAGGAGAAGAAATAGGAAAACCACTTGTCGAAGGTATGATAGAAGGTGCGACAGAGCAAGGATATGTTTTAAATGCCGCAATTCAAAAAATTATTTTAACGGCACTTGATAAAGGTAAAGAAGCTGCTGATATACATTCTCCGTCAAGACTTTCTCGTGATGAACTTGGTAAACCTTTTATTGATGGTGTTGCTGTTGGTATCATTGATAATGGATATAAAGTTTTAGATGCTGTTGAAAGTGTGTTTGATGATTTGGATCTTAAACATGACATAGGCGCACTTTCTAATGATGAATATTATGCCGAAATGGAAGTTTTAAGAGACAAACACATTAAAAAAGGCACAAAACAGTGGTGGGATTATACTAAAAAGTTAATAAGTTACGAAGAGAAAAAGAAAGAAGAAGCAGAAAAACAAGCCGAAGACGAAAGAAAAAAGAAGGTCGATTCATTCAAAAAAGGAAATGATGAGATAATTGAGCAAACCGAAAGATTCTACGATGTAAAAGAAAAACTTGGCATTGCAAATGAAAAAGATGAGGCCGAAATGCTTCGCAAACAAGGAAACAGTTATCTTGGATTTTTAAAACAAATTGAAACGGCAGATTTCTTAACAAACGAAGAAAGAGAAGAACTTATTAAAAAGTATACCGAAAAGGCCCAGGACTCATTTATTGATGCTTATGCAGTTATAGCGGATTCCGCAAAAGAAAAATTTGACGAAATCAAAGAAGATTTTGAAGATACCCTAAGCGATATCGAAAAAAGAAGAGATGCGTTTAATGATAAATTAAATGAGCACGCTCCGATTTATCGCACTGTTACTTTTGAAAATGCCAACGAAGGCGATGAAAGTTTTGTCCAACTTACCGACTGGAAAAAAGCGGCCGAGGAAATAAACGAATATGACAACCTTTTAAATTCTGTTATTGAAAGAGGCGCATCAGATAAGATAAAATCACATCTTCTATCAATGGGAATCGAAGAAGGTACAAAATATGCAAAAGCACTTTTAAATGCTTCTGACAAAGATTTTAATGAATATACAGAAGGTTATGAAAGTTACCTTACAGCAAATGAAAGTATTGCTGAAAGTAAGTTCCAGGATGAAGTAAATGCAGCAAGCGAAGCATATAAAAACTCAATAAATGGTGCAACTGATGAAATATTAACCGAACTAAAAGAAAAATTCGGCGATATTCCTGCTGACTTTTTAACATTCGGCGATGAAAGCGGACAAAACTTTAAAATTGAGTTTATGAAATACTTTGAAGCAATTTCTTCTGATATGCAACTTGCACTTGACGGCATTTTATCTGACTTTAAATTAAGTGTAGATGATATAGTTGGAAACAATGTAACAAATAATGAAACACAATACAATTTCTATGGCACAAACGGAAGTGTTTCGGAAAATCTGCAAGCGGCTAAAAATAACGAAACATTAAATAGAATGAGAGGTATAGGATGACAAAGATATTATTTGAAAATGAATTAGGTTCGTTTTCTCTTTATGGCGGAAGTGGAGATATTAACATTTTAGAAATAGAAGGTCTTGGCTTTGGAGAAAGAACATTTACAAATGTTACATTTAATAATATGCCTGGTCATAAAACAACAAACATTACTGAAAATGCAAGAACAATTACAATTTCGTGCGATGTAAAGCACGATGAAAGAGAGAAAATTGAACACATTATAAGAGTTTTATCAAAAGAAGTTAATATTTATGTTGAATCAAACAGTAAAAAAAGAAAAATTATTGGAAACTGCTCATCTTTTAATGACGGCAAAAAGCAAGGAAAACTGCATAGAACACTTACTATGCAGTTTGTTTGTGATAATCCGTATTTTACCGATTTTCAAACGACTAAAATTACATCTCTTGGAACGACTGACCGCCTTACTGACGGTTTTGTGCTTCCAATGGTATTTACCGACTTTACAAATGGCGGAAAAATACAGAATAAAGGAGACATAAATGTTTTTCCGGTTATAAGGGTTATAGGATATGATGAAAACAACATATCCGGTATCCTCATAGAAAACAAAACAACAAAAAAGAGCATTTTGTTAAACACAACGGTATCAGAAGGCGAAGTAATAACAATTGATATTTTAAAAAGAAAAATATCGAGCACGATAAAGGAAGAATTGGAAATGCTTTCGGCTTTGGATATAGATTCTTATTTATCAGATTTATACTTTGAAAAAGGTCAAAACGATATTTTAATTACACCTTACGGCGATGTGCAGGACAAAATTGGTGTTACGATTGAATTTGATAATCAGTATTTGGAGGCGGTTATATGATTCCTGATTTAAGATTTTATGATTTTGAATTTAATCTTTTACATATTGCTCACGATTGTATATCGTCTATATGGTCTTCAAAATTTAATGATATCGGAACATTTGAAGCGCACTTTCCCATAAAAAGTGATATTGTAAATGCTCTTTTTGATAAAAAATATGTTGTTGCCGTTCAGGACGGAAAACAGGCGATTATTACAGGAGTGCAAATTGAAAGTGAATTTGTGATTTTCGGTAGAAGTATAAATTATCTTTTATCAAAAAAAATAACACCGTCTTTTGAGAAAAAAGAAACCGTTTCAAATATGTGTATAGATTTTGTCAATGATGCATTTAAAGGTGTAGAAAACATTTTTTGTAACGCAAATGAAGAATCTTTAGAAAAATTTGATTTCAAAAAAGAAACATACTCACTTACAAGTGATGTAATCCGTGAATGTTTGGAAAAATGTGGCGGAGGTCATAATATGGAATTTGACGTCAAGAACAAAAGATGGGTTTTTAATGTTTTGTCCGGGCATAAAGTTCCATACGTTTTAAGTGAAGATAATAAAACCGCTTATGATTTGACCTACACTTTGGATATGCTTTCATTTGCAAATAAAGGATACTTAGAAAAGCAAATTGAGGATGACGGAGAAACAAAAACAGAATGGGTGCTTATTGATAACGATGCTACAAAAACTGGTATATATGCTTTTTATACTATTCTTTCGTCAGAAACGGAAGAAGATGCAAAAAAAGATTTAAAAAGCAAAGAGATAAAAAATGAAACTGCACTTACAGTAAAAGAATTAAAGTATAACAAAGACTATTTTTTAGGAGATACATTTACTGTTGAATATGAAATAGGAAACTTTAAAAAGAAAACAGAAAAAAAGGTTGTCGGAATTGATATTGTGTATGAAAACAATCTTATGACCGAAAAACCGATTTTTGAGGAGGTTTTATAAAATGGGTTATAAATCAAGTTTTAAAATGGGAAAAACTTACGGCAGCGCAGATTTAAATGAAATAACAAAAACATTTGTATCAGGCGGTGTTGGCGATACATTTGAAGATGGAATTCCTTATAATTTAAAGTCAATAAATGACATAATAGCTGCATCGGGTTCAAGTGGTATTGTAAGTGAATCAAATAATTCTTTAAAAGTAGAAATTACAGACGGGAAAGTTAAAATCAATCCCGGACGTGCAATTTTGAATGATGGAAGCATATGCATTGTTGATGAAGAATGTGTTTATTTGGATTATACACAAAATAGCGTAAATTTTGTGTATATACTTAATAACGACTTGACAAATGACAATGAACCTACCGTCAGCTTGAATTTACCTGGCGAAAATGCTGATTATGTTCTTCTTGCAACAATTGATGAAGAAGGAAATATAACAAACGAAAGACATTATGCCAAAGGAAAGATTGCGGCGCAAAGCAGTAATCTTATGGGACTGGCGTTTTATACAGAAGTAGCATCTTGTAGGGAGATAATTGCTGAAGGAGAGCTGTCAACTGTTATATGTGATGATATAACTGGATTTAATTATGCTTTGATAAAATGGGAAAGTAACGACGGCAATTATTATACAATTGCATTTGTTGATTTAGGAACAAATATCACAGCATGTGGATACAGATCAAAAAATGTTTCCACTATGCAAAAAATAACCTCCGGCAATACTATGTATCCGCTTGGTTTTTGTGGCGATATGTACAATGTTAGTGACGGACGTGTGCGAGTATCATGTATTGTTGAAAATAATCAGTTTATTATCAATGAAAAAATAATATATTCAACTGGCGATGATAGGTTCATACAAAGAGGTATACCGCCGTATAAAATTTGGTTATTTTAAAGGAGGGAATTTAAATGAAAAAATTAGTTAAAAGAAGTGATAAAGTTGCTTATTACGGACTTAAACAAGCAGACGGAAGCGTTATTTATAAAAAAATGCTTGGTTTTTCTGAACTTAATGTCAGTAAAAATCCTAAAGAATATACAAGACAATATACAACAGATGATTTTGAAACAACATCGGTAATTGGGTATTCGCCTTCTATGTCATTTGCATTTGATAGATACAAAGGAAATGAAGTTCAGGATGATATTGTAAATATTTTTGACAAAGAAATCACAGGAAGCAGTGCATTAAGAACAATACTTATAGTTGACAAGAATGATGAAACATACGGCGGATACAACTGTAAAAAACGCTTGTTTGCAGTTGTTCCTGACAATGAGGGTAATTCAACTGATGCATATACATATTCAGGAAATTTTAAATGTAAAGGTAAAAGTGTCAGCGGTGTTGCAAAACTTGATATATCAGGAAATGCAATATTTTTAAAAGAAATTTCAAGAGAAACTTTTGATAATATGACGACATCGGAGTTTGCAAATTTTGTAACATCAAGGTTCGTTATGGGCGGAGGATATAGAAAAAGCGGATTATCCCTATGCGAAAAAGACGGAAACAAATACATTGAAATGGGCGAAATAAGATCCAGAAGCGAAAGAATAAAAATTCATGATATATTTGGTAAAAGAGAATTTACCAAAGAAGATATCGGAAGAACATTTAAAATTTGTGTGCTTATCGCAGGTGGAGACAATCTTACAAGAATCGGTATTTTTTCGCCGAATGGAACAAGCCCGATTGTTGCGGTAGATAAAATAACAAAAAATGATTTTAATGGTTACACAAGATTTGAACTCGATTACACTGTTACAGCCGATACTTTAAATTATACTCTTCTTGGTATTGACCAAAATACAGAAGATAAGGGATATGAGTGTCAATGGCTCTATATAGATGATATTTTTGTATATGAGTATGAAAATGTTGCTATGCCTATTATGACATTAGATGAAGTTTTAGAAGAAACTACAGAAGTTGAAGAAAAAGAATCTACTGAGACGGAGGAAACTGAAGATGCTACAGAAATACAGTCTTAAAAAAGATGGTAATATAAAACTTTCCAAAAATTTTAAAGTGTGTGAATTTGCTTGTAAGGATGGTAGTGATACCATCCTTATTTCAAGTGATTTAGTTGAATTATTGCAAAAAATAAGAGACCATTTTGGAAAACCTATAACAATAAATTCTGCATATAGAAATGCTACATATAATAAAAAAATAGGCGGTGCGACATATAGTCAGCATGTTCAAGGAACCGCAGCGGATATTGTTGTAAAAGATATTACACCAAAAGAAATAGCGCAATATGCAGAATATTTAATGCCAAAAATAGGCGGTATAGGTCTTTATTCATCCTTTGTTCACATTGATGTACGACAAAATCGTGCAAGATGGGAGAATTACGGAACAGAAAAAGGAGTAAGCGGATTTCCAGGATATGAGGAAGATTTGACTATTGACAATGCAGTAAATATTTTGGTTGAAAATGGAATTATATCAGAACCTATAAAATGGAAATCTTCTGCTGCCTGGTCAAAAGAAAATGTAACTTGTTTAATTATAAAGATGGCGGAATATATAAGGAGGTTATAATGTGCAAAATAAAAATGGTGTAATACTCGAAATGCCTTCGGTTATTGATTATGATTATGAAGTAGTTTGTGGTGCGCCTCAAACACAGTTTCCCAATAAATTCAGTATAGACAGAAAATATGCAGGAAAAGTAAAAAATCAAGGTAACGTTGGTTCTTGCGTTGCAATGGTAATATCAAGCATTGCAGAAGTGTTATATCGTAAAACTAAAGAAAATGAAGGTTTTACTGAAGAAACAGATTTATATAAAGATTTCTCAGAAGGATGGGTTTACGGAGCATTAAGGAATGACGATTCTACAGCAGAAGGAATGATTGTTTCAAATGCATTGGAATACTGGCGGTTGCTTGGTTCTTTACCTTCTATATATTTCGATATGCTCTACGAAATGCCTGATATAAAGAAAGTAGTTAAATCAAGAGAAGATTTATATAAAATTGCTAAAGAGTTTCCTATAGGCGGATATGTTGCGTTAAACTATGCTGATAAAGAACGAAGGGATAACACAATAAAAGATGCTCTTACAAAATATGGTTATGGTCTTTTAGCCGTAAGTAATAATTATTTTGGCGAAGGACATTGCATCATGCTTACCGGATGGGATGATGAAAACGACAAATATGAATTTAAAAACTCTTGGGGCGAAAACTACCGTGATAAAGGATTTGGATACATTCCAAAAGATAAAGTAAATTCAGTTTATTTAATTTTGATGGACAAACCCGGACTTAAATTTACTGACGTTTCAGAAGATAAATGGTATTTTAAACCTATAAGAAGTGCTGTTTTAGCAGGAATTGTTAAAGGTGTAAATGAAACATCTTTTGAACCGGACCGACCTGTTACAAGAGCAGAGTTTACACAAGGTCTTCTTAATGTATATAAAAAGATTGACGAGCAAAACAATGCAATGTATAAATCTTTAATAGAATACATAGACAGAAAAGTTGATAAAAAACCTGTATAGGAGGAACAAAGATGAAAGAAGATATTTTTAAATGGTTCAAAGCTGCAAGTATAAGGGCGATAAAAACATTTGCGCAGACAGCCGCATCACTTATAACAGTAGGTTCGATGATATCAGAAATAAACTGGGGACTTGTTTGGAGCAGTGCAATTGTTGCTTGTTTATATTCTGTGTTAACATCGGTTGCAGGGTTGCCCGAATTAAAATAAAAACACTTTAAAAATATCTTTAAAATGTTTTTAAATGGTGTTTTAAAGATAGAAAAAATGTGATAAAAAATAAGGAAATTTTAAAAAAATAAAATAAAATGTTTTAAAAAAACATTTAAAATAATAAAAACGCTATTTTCTTAAGTAAAAATTACTTTTAAAATAGCGTTTTTTATTCTTTTTGAGTGATTTTATGCAATTTATTAAATTAAATGTTAAAAATTCTCACTTTTCGCGCAAAGCAACATCGGTT